TACCGTGACCGGAACAGTTCCATCGGTGGTGCATCCGCAAGTCGATCCGCTGGTGGGCGTGCAGTTGATCGGCATCATGCTCTTGCGGTACTCCGGAAGAGTTTCGTCCGGGTCGTATACGGCAATGTCGATCTCAAGCGTGGTCGTGGTGTTGTACTCGTAAAGGCGCGACACCGTATTGGTGGCCTCGCGAATGACCGTGGTGAGAGAAGTGAAGTAGTTGGTAGTTTGGCAGAACGGCATGGCCAGGGCGATGCGCTCGCCGTCAATCCAGGCACCTCCGGGTCCAGTGGTGGTGCGGATCCAGTTACCGTTTTGATCGTACCCTTGCAGGGTGATGTATTTGCCAGCGTCCGAGGAATCGCCGGGGTACGTCCGGATCTTGCTCGTCGTGTTGCCCGACAATTCCTTGTAGGAACAGACCGACCCCCTATCGAGCAGGTTGGAACCGGAATAGTACGCGCCACCCCAAGGGGTCACTTCCGTTCCGCCGGATTGCAGTCCGAATCCGCCCTCAAGGAATTCAAACCATTGATTGCGAACTTGGCCCACCCCGAAGCAGGTCGCCACGGATTCGATGGTCTCGATCATGCGCGGCCAGACGATGCAGCCGTCTGTGGTATAGATCGTGAATCGACCGTAACACCCGGCCCACAAGCCTTTGTTCAGCAATCGTCGGATCGCCTCGTTGGTGTAAGAAGCTACGCGAGCGTCGTCCACGCAGAACCCAAGTACGCGAGCGACAAGAGGCTTAACTTGCGAGAAAAGGAGTTTCATTTCGCGTAATAGATTCGTGCGGTGCGCTTGATGAAATAGACGCCGTAGAACGGAGGCAGGTTGTTGTGGGCCACGGTGTTGCCATTGGAATCTCCGCCGGCAAGTTCGGTCAACTTGTTGGCGTCTCCAACATTGGGATTAGAAGCACCGTTATAGAGCGTGTTCTGTTGATCGCCACCCGAAGTGTCCTGCTGTCCCCACGTCATGTTGTGGTTGTGAGAAGGCATTTCGGTCTGAATGAGCGTATGCTTATCCTCGCCAACCACTCCGGTTGAAGTCGTGGTTTGATTGACTCCAACCAGTCCGCTTGCTGCAAAAGTGCCTACACCAACTGGGAACACTGCGGACATTGTGGTATCGACTTCCCACATGGGACCGGCAGCAGCGTACACCGTAGAAGTGCCGTCACCGCCATCGTAGGAAAGAAGCGCGGTGGTCGATCCAACCCAGATCCGTCGTTCAGAGCTACCCGCTGCGGAAGGATTGATTCTAATCCAAGCGGTGTATGACGTGCTCCAAATCCACCAGTTTCCATCATCATCCAACCAAGGATAAATTCGATTGTCCGCAGTCGGTGCCGAGCTTCCCGTGTTGTAGTAAAGATTTCCAGCAGTTGACCGGAACTGCGCCACCGTCTGTCCGATCAGGTCATTGGCAAGGGTCTGGTAGCTGCTTGGGCAGTAGTTGACCGGCAACGTCGGAGGCGTCAACGAAATCAATGTGGTTTGAAGGGTCGGCATAAGCGGAATCAGTTTCCAGGGTCAGAACGGTACGCAAACAGGTATTGAGCGCAGGTATCCAGCATCGAGCAATCGCAATTCGTTTGGCTTGAGCAGTTCAACGCCAAGGAAGAACACGCCGAATCGGTTCGGCATTCGCCCACGGTAGGCTCCTGAACTTCAATGGCATTCACCCGTAGAAGTTTTATCCGCGCATGCCCTGTCATTGCAATCCGCAACTGGACATCGAACAAGCGTTTGAATTGTTCGCCAAGCACCGGATCGCAGGCATCCGAAGGCGTCGGCAAGCGCATTTTGGGACGGTATTGCGGCTGAAGATTCTGAATCGGAGCACCGCAACCGGATCCTGAGCAGAGGTTGATATTGGCGCACTCAGACCAAGTATTCCAGCAAACCCAAGATGGGTACTGGTCGGGCTTGTACTTTACGTCAAAAACGCAAGTGCCTCGGATGTCGTCCACCCAAATTTCTGCCGAGTCCAAGCGTTTCTTAAACTGTTGCTGGTCAAAGTTGTACGCTTTAGTTTGGATCTCCCATTGAATCGGAGTTTGAACGGAATCGGAAGGGCTGTCCGCGTCGGCGTCCTTTGTGATTTCCCAAATCTCAATTGCAAGAGTCGTGGCGTTTCGGGAAATGATGTAAGCGTTTTCGTTCCCGGCATACTCGACTTTGACTAGTTGATGAATGTCGAGTCCGGTCCACATGCCTTCCCATGATGGAGGCAGCTTGCCTTTGATTCCGGAAATCAAATTAAACTCAAGAACCGACAATGCCCGATGCAAGATTCCTTTGTCCGAATTGTACGGAGAGGAAGTCATCAGCAGCCGGTTGTCGAACGTGATTCCGGATGAGTAGGCCAACAGATCAGGTTGATCCTGTTTAAGCAAAAACGTCATCTCATTCGATTGAGGAGTGTTGCCCCAATCGCTGAACTGTCGAAGGCCAGCAAAGAAAGATCGGATACCGTCCGGTGCCCGGTAGTACACGTCGCCATTGACCGTAACGCAGGACCTGGCCGACACAGACCCGTAATTGACGAGCGAAATGGACTGAATCGGGTAGTTCAGGTTCTTCCAAGCCGTTCGATCCGTTGGAGCGTTGATCGCGAAAACGTACTTGGGGGTCATGATGAGCAGCGGACCCTGCCCAAGCGCGGTATTGAGAACTGCGGGAATACCGATGCCGGTGATGCCTCCAGAATCCTGAGCGACAGTAAAATCGCCACCTTCGTTCAAGAAAGTGTTTTCGGTCTCCTTGAGAACGTCTGAACGCTCTCCGTTTCCGTAAACAAGATCGGTCGCTCGAAACGACAAGCCATTTGTAAGCGCGTACCAAATTCGACCTTGAACGTAGCCCATGACCGTGCCGCACTTGATCTCGTCATTGGCGGCTCTCCGAAGGGTGGCTCCATCCCAAATGAGCGGCCTGCTAAACCCATCTTGGATGATGAGGTAGTTTTCCGCCTGAAGCATCCAGCCTTGATTAAAGATCGAAGGATTCGGATCTCCGGGGATGGTGATTTCGGTAGCTGTGGTGGAATGCTTGTCCCATACAAAAACTCGACCACCAATCAGGAACACAAGGTACTTGTGGCCATCGTCGGAAACATAACCACCGCAGCACTGAAAAACTCCGTCGATACCTTCAGCCTCAAACGGCAATTTCTTCCATCCTGGGCGAGTCGAACAGAACGCCCCGTAAAACGTCGTATTGACCGCCCAGACGACTTGATTTCGTGCGACAAGGTTTGGGGACCGGCCCGTATCAACGCCGCCCTCAAACGAGATTGAACCGTCGCTGATTCTTTTCGGGGCGCGTTCGCTCATGGAGAAATCTTGGTGATGGTAAACCGGCTTCCCTTTTCAAGGTATGTATTTACAGCCCCGGTTTCGCAATAAATACCTACCTGAATGGAATTAGATCCCGGGCTTGAAATGTACACGATTCCGCCAAATTCCATTGTGACTGGATAAGTGCTAACCGCTTTCAATCGTGCGGTAATTCCAGGAGCAGCGGTAGATCCATTAAGAATCACTTGGCCAACGTAATAATGAGTTCCCGCTCCGGGGCTAAGTTGCAAACTCACCTCAATATGGTAATAACCAGAAGTGGTGGGGGTATATGCCCCATTGGTTCCAAACGCATTTTCGCTTTGATACGAAACCGTTGTAGATATTTGAGTGCTGTTGAAAATTACGTTTGCAAGTCCAGCCGTAATCCCGCCAACGCTAAAATACTCTTGAGAAGCAAAATAGACATTTAGGTACTGAGGATTGAATGCACTGTTCAATCCAAGTGCGGTTCTGGCTCCTGCTGCTGTGGTAGATCCGGTGCCGCCATTGGCAATGTTCAGAACACCGGTCGCTCCAACTCCAAGGTTTAACTGGGCATATCCAGGTTGCGCTCCAATGCCGTTAGATACAATCGGGTATCCAGCAGTGCCGGGAGACAATCGAGTAAGAGAATTGGTTGTCGCCGCCGTAATCATGTCC